CTGAGTATTGTAGGGACTGTCGGCATTACTGCGACACGAATTCCATTTTGGGTTTGTGCCGTAGGTATCCGACTTACCAGAATCGAAGCCCACAAGAGACTTGTGGCGAATATAAAGGCAAAGCAGTTGCCGAACTTACCCCAGAGCCATCTGGGGACTTTTTGCCCGTTGAAAAACCCAAGCGCATGGGTAGACCGCCAAAGGTTAAAGAGGTTACAGAATGATTGTTAAACCTTTGAGAGACAAAATCATTGTCAAGCCCGAACCACGGGTCAAATCCCTAATCCTAGACACTTCGCTGATGGCAGAGGCAGACTCCATCGGTACAGTTGTTGCCGCTGGTGACGATGCCTTAAACCAAGGACTAAACATTGGAGATACAGTTCTTTTTGGCACTTTGGGTAAAGAATACAAAGACGAATACTTAAAGTTTGAGGAACTTAACTTAAATGGTGAGCGTCACTTAAAAATGTCATGGCAAGATATTGCCGCAGTATTGGAGGAAATATGATTGAAGAAAAATATCACGCACAACTTGCAATGCAACACAATACAGGATACGGATTAGTAGGCGGCATTGACCATAACCCTACGGTTGAGGAAAACATTGAACAAAAGATTCGTTACCACGAGTCTGAATTGGTGCGATTAAAACAATCACGCGAAGACCTTGCACCTTTGTTGAAAATGAGAATTCGTGACATTCGTCAAGCGATGGAGTATTAAATTATGACTAAAGACCTAATAAATTTAAGAATTCAAGACCTAATCAACAAAGGTAAGGAACTTGAACAACAACTACACCAGATAAATGGTGCTTTGCAACAATGCCAATGGACATTGGCTGAACTGGAGAAATCTGATGCTGAAGAAATCGACAAGCCCTAAAGCGTTTAAAGAAAACATCAAGACGGAAATAAAGGCTGGTAAACCAGTCAAGCAAGCCGTTGCGATAGCGTATTCAGAAAAGCGTGAGGCTCAAAAAGCCAAGGCAAAGAAGTGAAAATAACTCAAAAACTAGTCACAGAACTAATCCCTTATGTAAAAAACAGCCGCACCCACTCTGACGAACAAGTAGCGCAGATTGCGGCAAGCATTAAGGAATTTGGCTGGACTAACCCAATACTGATAGATGGGGCTAACGGCATCATTGCAGGGCATGGCAGGCTAATGGCCGCCCGTAAGTTAGGGCATAAGGAAGTTCCCACCATAGAACTGAAAGACCTAACCGAAACCCAAAAGAAGGCATACATTATTGCCGACAACCGCCTGGCGCTAAATGCGGGGTGGGACAACGAGATGCTGACCATAGAGTTAAACGACCTATTGGCAGACGGCTTTGCCTTGGACATATTAGGCTTTGACCCAAAAGAGATAGCCGCCTTGCTAGAGCCAGAGGTGGTGGAAGGGCTGACCGATGAAGATGCCGTTCCTGAAGCGCCAGAAGAACCCAAGACCAAACTTGGTGACATTTACCAGTTGGGCAACCATCGGCTAATGTGTGGTGACAGCACCAGCATTGACGCTGTGGATAAATTGATGGATGGGCAAAAAGCCGATATGGTGTTCACAGACCCGCCTTATGGTGTTAGTTATACAGGCGGTGCAAAGAAATGGGATGGAATCAAAAATGATTCTTTGCAAAACGAAAACTTAGTTGATTTTCTTAATTCTGTTTTTAATTGTGCAGTTATAAGCACAAAAGATAGTGCGCCATGGTATGTTTGGCACGCATCAAATACAAGTGCAGACTTTTACCAAGCACTTCAGCAAGTTGGTAAAAAACCATCGGCACAAATAATTTGGGTAAAAAACATTATGGCTGGTGGTTTTGGTGACTATCGTGGAAAGCATGAACCATGCATTTATTGTTCTGGTGGTAAAAATGCTTGGCATGGTGGCAGAGACCAACACACAATATGGAATGTTGATAGAGAAAGAAATTACCAACACCCAACCCAAAAGCCTGTTGCATTGGCTGAAAAGGCTTTAGGTAACTCTAGTAAAAGCGGAGATATGGTTATTGATTTATTTGGTGGGTCAGGTAGCACATTGATTGCTTGTGAGAAAACAAACCGCCACGCCAGGCTAATGGAACTAGACCCCAAGTATTGCGATGTAATAGTAAAGCGGTGGGAAGACTTTACAGGCAAGAAAGCCGTATTGTTGACAGAAGTAACCGAAACTGCTTAAATAATAACGAGTTCCCCTTTATAAAAGATGCCAGTAATTCCACAAGAGGCTCACAAGCCAACCGATGAAACCCGCAAGATGGTTGAAAGCACCAGCGGGTTAGGCTTGCCCCACGAGCAAATAGCCATATTGGTGGGCATAGACGATAAAACTTTGCGGAAGTATTACCGCACCGAACTGGACACGGGTAAGGCTAAAGCCAACGGGCAGATAGCCAAGACGCTGTTTAGCAAAGCCGTGGCGGGAGATACGACTAGCCTTATTTGGTGGACAAAAAGCCAAATGCGCTGGTCTGAAACTGTTAAGCAAGAAGTTACGGGTGCAGATGGTGAGCCACTAACAGGGATTACTGTTTCCTTTGTGAAACCGAATGAGTGACACCAACGCACAGTTTCCCGTCAAGATGGCGAGCCTGTTTGATAAGGCGCGTTACAAAATCTACTACGGAGGCAGGGGCGCAGGCAAGTCGCACAGCGTAGCCAAGGCGTTACTTATATTGGCGGCAAAAAGCCCCGTTCGCGTTCTTTGCGCTCGTGAGTATCAAACTTCAATCAAAGATTCTGTCCACAAGTTACTGTGCGACCAAATAGAGTTGCTGAATATGCACTCCATTTATGAGGTAACTCAAAACAGCATACGGGGCAGAAATGGCTCGGAGTTCGCCTTTGTAGGGCTGAAGAACAATGTCGCTAATGTAAAAAGTTATGAGGGAATAGATATCTGTTGGGTGGAGGAAGCCCAAACTGTAAGCCGTATGTCTTGGAATACGCTAATCCCTACTATCCGTAAAGAGCAGTCTGAAATATGGGTCACATTCAACCCAGAACTGGAAACGGATGAAACCTACCAGCGTTTTGTTGTAAAACCACCAGAACATGCCGTAGTGCAAAAAATTAACTGGTCTGATAACCCGTGGTTTCCTGAGACGCTAGCACTAGAGAAGGATGCGCTCAAAAGCCGTGACCCGTCAGCCTACCAAACAGTCTGGGAAGGCTTGTGCCGCCTGACAGTAGATGGCGCTATTTTCGCTAATGAGATGCAAGTAGCAGAATTAGATGGGCGCATAACCAAAGTCCCCTACGACCCGACAAAACCAGTTCATGCCATCTTTGACCTTGGGTGGGCAGACTCTACGGCCATCTGGTTCTTGCAGTTTGTAGGCATGGAAACACGGCTTATTCGTTATCACGAAGATAGCCAAAAGACTATTAGCCATTACCTAGCGCTGATGCAGACCTACGGGTATATGTATGACACGCTCTGGTTGCCGCATGACGCACAGAATAAAACCTTGGCAAGCAACGGCAAGTCCATCGAGGAAATTGTCAGGGCGGCAGGCTACAAGACACGGATTATTGAGAGAACACCTATTGCGGATTCTATAAATGCGGCACGAACTATATTCAGAAATTGTTGGTTTGATAGAGAAAATTGTTACGATGGTCTACAATGTTTGCGTCACTATCGCTTTGAGGTAGACCCTGAGACGGGTCAATTTAGCCGAAATCCTTTGCACGACCAGTACAGTCATGGCGCAGATGCCTTTCGGTACATCGGGCTAATGATTAACGAGCCAAAGCCTAGACGCAGAGTGCAAAATCAACATTACGGGCAACCTTTAGGTTGGATGGGATAAATATGGATGACTTTGACCCAGTAATTACCGAGGCGATACAGTTCCTCAAGTTCTGCAATGACGCAGACACTATGAACCGCCAAGAGGCGTTAGAAGACCTAAAGTTTGTATCTGGCGACCAATGGCCAGTCGAGTTACAGAACTCACGTAACCTCGAATCACGCCCAGTTCTGACTATTAACAAACTAGATGGCTATTGCCGTCAGGTTGCCAACCAACAGCGCCAGCAACGCCCACGTATCAAAGTTCACGCTACCAATACGCACGAACAGATGGTGGAAGCCCAAGACATTCAAGGCATCATTCGCCACATTGAGGTTAATTCCAACGCAGACCACGCCTATGACAACGCCTTTGACTATGCTGTTCGCATGGGTTGGGGCTTTATGCGTGTTCGCACAGACTACGTAAGCGAAGATTCGTTTGACCAAGAAATCTACATCGACCCTGTGGATAACCCGTTCACAGTCTATTTTGACCCTAACTCTGTACTGCCAGACGGCTCAGACGCTGAGAAATGCTTAATCACCACAATGATGAGCAAAGAGGTGTTTCGCTCGCTCTATCCATCAAATGATGACGGCACATCGTTTACCCAACGTGGTACGGGTGACAGCCAGTCGGAGTGGATTACTAAAGAGGATATTCGCCTAGCCGAGTATTACTACACAGTACGCGAAAAGGCAAAACTCTATCTTTTGAGCGATGGTTCGGCTACTTTTGCTGATGACAAAGACTTTTTTAACCGCCTACAAATGGCTGGCATTACAGTCATTGACACCCGTGAGTCTTTCAAAAAGACCATTAAATATAAGAAATTGACCGCCATCGAGGTAATTGAGGAACGCGATTGGCCAAGCCGTTACATTCCCATCGTGCCTGTGTATGGTCGCCACGTTGTGATTGGTGACAAGCGTAAGAAGTTTGGTATGGTGCGCTACGCCAAAGACAGCCAGAGAATGTATAACTTCTGGCAAACCTCTATCACCGAATCCATCGCTCTTGCACCGAAAGCCAAGTGGGTTATGGCAGAGGGTCAAGACGAGGGACACGAAAACGACTGGGCGCAAGCCAACATCAAGTCATTCCCTCTGTTGCGCTACAAGCAGACAGACATTGAGGGCAGAACAGCGCCACCTCCACAACGCCTGCAACCAGAGCCACCGCCCCAAGGCACGATGATGGCGGCTGGTATGGTGTCTGATGACATAAAAGCCATTATGGGTATCTTTGACCCTGCCCAACTAGGTCAAGGCAACATCTCAGGCAAGGCGCTAAATGGTCAGCAACAGCAAGTTGACCTAACCAACTACGACTATTACGACAACCTGACCCGTTCAATCTCCCATGTGGGCAAGATTATTTTGGACTTAATCCCCAAAATCTACGACACAGCGCGTGTTTTGCGAATCATTGGGGAAGATGGCAAGCCAGATATGCTCAACATCAACCAACGCGATGCCGTGGGCAACATCTTGAACGACACATCCATCGGTCAATACGATGTGGTGATGGAGACAGGGCCAGGCTACAACAGCAAGCGCCAAGAAGCCGTAGATGCCATGATGCCTCTACTGTCTAAGCCAGAACTGTTCAATGTTGCTGGTGACTTGGTGTTCCGTAACATGGACTTCCCAGGCGCTGACGTAATCGCTGACCGCTTGGCGGCTATGAACCCAATGAGCCAGATTGACGAGAAATCTGACATTCCTCCTCAAGTTCAGATGCAAATCATGGCGGCTAAGAAGCAAGTCGCTGATATGCAACAGCAAATGGAAGCCATGCAGATTCTCATTAAACAGCGTCAAGACATTGAGCAAGTTAAGCAAGACGCTGAGACTAAGCGTGAATTGCTACGTCAAACTGGCAAGGCGCACAACACCGAGACAATGGCAGAAGTTAAGGTCAACGACCAGAATACTCGCGCTATTACCTCACAGAACAAGATTGAGATTGAAGCGATTACGGACTTGCTGTTGCACCACATGGACACAGCCCGTCTTAACGCTGAGATTGACAAGCGAAACATGGAACAAGATAGGGCTATGCAATTCGCGGCTCAAGATATTGCCGACCAAGGCAATCCTTTGACACAGCAACAATAAAGTGGTAAATTTGCCATCAAACCTTACCAGTTAGGTTAACTGGGTAAATCCGTAGGGACACGTAATGTCTGACAAAGAAGCAAGTCAAGTTTTGACTAGCGAAAACTCGGCAGAGTTTTATGCAAATAGATTAGGTTTAGCCGACCAACCCGAAGTTGAGGCCGCACCAGCGGAGCCGACAGAGGCAGAGGAACGGAGTGAACCAGAAATCGAAGAAAAAGAGCAAGAGGAAAAGCCTAAAGCGAATCCGAAACTCGAAAGACGTTTTTCTGAGATAACCAAGCAACGTGAAGAAGCGCGTAAAGAAGCGCAACAAGAGCGTCAAGCAAGGGAAGCCTTAGAAGCCCGTTTAGCGGCACTTGAGAGACAGCCAGCGCAACAAGCGCCTAAAGTCGATGAAGAGCCACAACCTAGCCAATTCAACGATGCGTTTGAATATGCGAAGGCTCTAGCAGAGTACACAGCAGACAAGCGAATCGGTGAAATGAAACGGCAAGAAGCCGAGGCAAAGCAAGAACAAGAACGCCAAAAAGTCATAGAGACTTGGGCAAGTAAGGTACAAGCCGCCAAAGCATCATTGCCAGACTTTGATGACATAGTAGCGTCTAGTGATGTGGTCGTAAATGATGACATTCGAGATGCGATTCTTGAGAGCGATGTGGGGCCACAAATCCTCTACCATCTGGCTGAGAATGACGATGTAGCAAAGCGCATTGCAGGGTTGTCTGCTAAACAAGCGTTAAGAGAGATAGGTAAGTTAGAGGCAAGGTTCGAGGCAAAGGAAACAGCGCCAGAAGCCAAACCGATTGTTCGTAGTAAAGCACCAGCGCCAATCCAACCGCTAAGAGGGTCTAGTCCTGCTGATGTACCGCTATCCACCAATGGTGAGTGGCATGGAACATTTCAAGCATGGAAAGAGGCTCGCAAAGCAGGGAAGATTCGCTAAACCTAATCTTTTTTAAACTTTTAAGGAAATGAAATGGCTAATAATTTATTGACCATCTCCAAGATTACCAACGAAGCGTTGATGGTCTTGGAAAACGAGTTGACCTTCACTTCAGAAGTAGACCGCAACTATGACGACCAATTTGCCGTAGTTGGCGCAAAGATTGGTAACACAGTTAACGTTCGCAAGCCTGGCCGTTTTATCGGTACAACTGGCCCCGCGTTGAACGTTGAAGACTTTAACGAGACTTCAGTCCCCGTTACCTTGGCTACACAATTCCACGTTGACACACAGTTCACTACACAAGACTTGGCTTTGAGCCTTGATATGTTTAGCGACCGCGTGTTGAAGCCTGCTGTTGCCGCTATCGCCAACAAGATTGACCGCGATGGTTTGGCTATGGCTACTTTGCAGACCGCCAACATCGTTGGTACTGCTGGTACACCACCCACAGGTTTGATTACCTATTTGACCGCTGGCGCGTACCTCGATTCTGAAGGCGCACCACGTGATGGTCGTCGTTCATGTATCGTTGAACCCTTCACATCTGCAACTATCGTTGACAGTTTGAAAGGTTTGTTCGTACCACAAGAAGCGATTAGCGAGCAATACCGCAAGGGCTTGATGGGTCGTGACTCTGGTGGCATGAACTGGAAACTTGACCAAAACGTTGTTGCTCAGACCTTCGGTTCTAACAGCACAACTACTGTGACTGCTTCTGTTGCTACTACTACTGCTACTGGCTTCTTGACCTCTGGTTGGGCATCCTCTAGCACTATTACTGTGACTGCCGCTAACACAGGTACTTTGAACCTCAACGCTGGTGACACTTTCACCATCGCTGGTGTGTACGCCGTCAACCCACAGAACCGCCAAGCCTACGGCTCAAACAAGTTGCGTAACTTCGTTGTTAAGCAATCTGTTGCCATCGCTTCTGGTTCTTCTGCCTCTGTGATTGTGTCTCCCGCTGTGATTACTTCGGGTCAGTTCCAGAACGTGTCTATCCCGACTACTTCTGCTTCTGCCGCTGTGACTCAGTTCAACAGCACAGGCGTGGTTTCTCCACAAAACATCATCATGCACCGCAATGCCTTTACGTTGGCCGTGGCCGATTTAGAGTTGCCAGAAGGTGTCCATTTTGCTGGTCGTGCTTCCGACAAGGAAATCGGTCTGTCAATGCGTGTTGTGCGTCAGTACACCATCAACAACGACTCAATCCCAACCCGTTTGGATGTGTTGTATGGATGGGCGCCTCTGTACCCAGAACTCGCTTGCCGTGTTGCCGCTTAATCATTAACTCTTTTTTAAGGAAACCTAATCATGGCAAATCCAGGCCCAGCAACCACAGTCAGCAATCACCCACAAAACTTGGCATCAAACCAAGCCTTGCGTCTGATTGCTTCCGCTCAATCCGTAAACCTCTCTGTTGCTGGTGATACAGCATCGGTAGTTTTGGATGTAAGCAAATTTGTGCCAACCAGCGTTGTCATCACTAACGGCTTGAACTCTAGCGGTGCTACCACCACTATTGCAACCGCTACTGTTGGCGTGTACACAGGCCCCGCACAAACAGGTTCGACCATTTTGACCACCGCGGCTTTAACTAGCAACACGGGTGGCCCTTATGTGACAATCTCTGCCGCTACCAACCTAAACACAGCAATCTCTAACCCAACTAACATTTATGTGAATGTGGGTACAACTATTGCCGCAACTTGCGATGTGTTTGTTTACGGCTACGACCTCACATTCTTACCCTAATCTGTGAGTAAATAAAGGAAGAAGCCACTCTCAAAAGGGGTGGCTTTTTTCGCTTTTACGATACAATCAATTCATTCTGCAAAGGAATTCTCATGTCATCTACGACTGTTACCCGTGGCAACGTCCGCGAAACCTTCTACATCGGCCCCACACTCGCACCAGCCGCAGTAGCCGCTTATACCTCTGCTGTACAGACATTTAGTGTCCCTGGCTTGTTGACCACCGATTTAGTGCAAACTATTGGTGCTACTGGAGTTCAAACCGCAGGCATTTTGCCAGGCGAGTCTGACTGTTACACCAATGGCGTGTTGTCAATCCAGTTTCTGAATGTGACTAACGCTAGTGCCACACCAGCACAAGGCGTGTACGCTATTTCAGTTACTCGCGTTGAAGGCCCATTACCCGCTAATGCGGCTTAAATCATGGCAGGCTCATCTGTTTTACGAACTGCTGGTCAAACAGTAGCGTTATCGGTCACTTCTACGGCTCACTCCGCAGTTTTGGTCAATGACTCTACTAATGACCAAGTGAACTACACCGCTTTTCTCAATACGGGTGCAAGCCCTATTGCGGTGAGGTGGGGGCCAACCGACCCAGGCGCGCCCGTGTTCCCTGTTGATGGCACTAATGGAGACTTTGTTTTGCCTGCTGGCATGACACAGCCTTTAATTGTTGCTACTTCAGTATCACCATACTACATAACAGCAAAATCCAATTCTGGTACTGCTGGCATCTTGTATGTAACACCCTCTGTTTATCAAAGTTAAAGGGGCGTTATGGCGAACCCTGCCCAGACTGTTGACCAAAATCTTCTTCCCGTTCAAGCGTATTTTGCACTTGACGGAACTTTTCAGACATTCATAGGGCAGGGTCAGCCTTTTACTGCAACCATCAGTCCATATCAATCTGGTCTGATAATCACCAATAGCACGATAGATTCTTCTACTATCGGTGCGACTACTCCTTCAACGGGAGTTTTTACCAACATCACTACAAACACAGGCACGATATACACAACGCCTGCTAGTGACACGGACATAGCAAACAAGGCTTATGTTGACGCTACAACCCAAGGTTTAGCGTTTAAAGCGCCTGCAAACTACACAACAACTGGAAACATCACGCTTTCTGGTTTAGGCACTCAGGGTGGTGGCGATTGGCCAGTCGCTTTGACTGCTGGTATGAGGGTTTTGGCTAAAAACCAAACTGCAACTGCTGATAACGGCATTTATGTGGCGGCTTCTGGCGCTTGGGCGCGGTCTGCCGATGCAAACACATGGAACGAAATCGTTGCCGCTTACCTATTTATCACTTCGGGTACTGTTTGGGCTGGCTCATCGTGGGTCGACACAAACGAACAAGGTGGAACACTCGGAACTACACCGATTACCTTTGTTCAGTTCTCGAATAACGCAACATATACCGCTGGAACGGGTTTAACCCTTGCTGGCTACCAGTTCAGCATCACTCCCGTGGGTACTGCGGGAACTTATGGTTCGGCTACACAAACACCAGTTTTCGTTACTAACGCAAGCGGTCAAGTAACTAGCGTCACAAACACAACAATAACGCCAGCAGTCGGCTCAATTACTGGTTTGGGTACTGGTGTGGCCACATGGCTTGCAACGCCCTCTAGCGCCAATTTAGCGTCTGCTGTAACTGACGAAACTGGTAGCGGTTCATTGGTGTTTGCGACAAACCCAACCTTGGTTACGCCTATTTTGGGAACGCCACAATCTGGCAATTTCTCATCAGGCACATTTACTTGGCCAACTTTTAACCAAAACACCACGGGCAATGCGGCTACGGCTACATCGGCTACAAGCGCCACAACTTCGACTAATCTGGCAGGCGGTGCGGCAGGCTCATTGCCTTATCAAAGCGCAACGGCAACAACTGCAATGCTTGCGGCTGGCTCAAATGGGCAAGTTCTGACGCTTTCTGCTGGTATACCTTCATGGGCAACACCCACAACGGGAACAGTCACTTCGGTAAGTTTTACTGGTGGATTGATTTCTGTTGCTAATGCAAGCACGACTCCTGCGCTAACAGTAGCAGGCACTTCGGGTGGTGTTGTTTACTTCTCTAGCGCATCTACATGGGCATCTTCTGCTGTTTTAGCGGCTAATGCTTTGATGGTGGGCGGTGGCGCTGGTACTGCACCATCAACTATTACAACTGGAACTGGTGTTGTAACTGCCTTGGGCGTAGCGGTTGGTTCTGCTGGCGCTTTTGTAGTAAATGGCGGTGCTTTGGGTACTCCATCATCGGGAACGCTGACAAATGCAACTGGCTTGCCTTTGACAACTGGCGTGACTGGAATACTTCCTACCGCAAACGGGGGTACAAATGGAACGGCTACTCCTACTGCTGGTGGCATTGCCTATGGTAGCGGTACTGCTTACGCATTTACTGCTGTTGGGTCATCAGGTCAGGTTCTAACCTCTAACGGCTCTGGCACACCTACTTGGGCAACGCCAGCATCGTCAATCACGCTAAGTGACGATACAACTACCAACGCTACACGCTATCCATTGTTTGCTAACGCAACAAGCGGAACAGTAAGCACAGAATATGTTTCCTCTACTAAGTATCAGTTTAACCCTTCAACGGGCGTTCTGACCTCCACATCGTTTAGCGGTGCGGGTACGGGTCTAACTGGTACGGCTTCTAGCCTGTCTATTGGTGGCAATGCGGCAACCGCCACAAGTGCCACCACAGCGACTAACTTAGCGGGTGGGGCTAACGGCTCTGTGCCTTACCAAACTGGCTCTGGTGCTACAACATTCTTGGCGGCTGGCACTAACGGCTATGTAATGACTTTATCGGGTGGTGTGCCTACATGGGCGGCCGCGGCATCTTCTGGCATCACGATTTCAGACGATACGACCACTAACGCAACCCGCTATCTAACATTCACAAGCGCCACATCTGGTTCGATTACATCTGAGAATGTCAGTTCTACCAAACTGAAATACAACCCAAGCACAGGCGAACTAACCGCGCCAGTTCAAATCGCATCTAACGGCATAAACATTAACTCCACTACTGTTAGCGCAAGTTACACGATTGCTAGTGGTAACAATGGATTCTCGGTAGGCCCGATAACTGTGGCAAGCGGAATTGCTGTAACTATTTCTAGCGGTCAACGCTGGTTGGTACTATAAGGAAGAACAATGCCATACGGAACAGTAAATGCAGACTTGATGACCACTTCAGACGGAGTAAGTTCGTCTGGTTTGTATGGGTTTAAGAACCGCATCATCAATGGTGCGCAAATAATTAATCAAAGAAATGCAACAGTAACAACAGCATCAACTTTTGTAACAGACCGTTGGCAAGTAGATAACCTAACCACATCTGGTGCTGTTTCGTTTGCTCAAAATTCAACTGCTCCTGCGGGTTTTACAAACTCATTAAAAATTACTGTAACTACAGCGGATGCGGCTGTTGCTTCTTCAGACCTTGTGGAATTTAGACAATGGATTGAAGGATACAACACGGCTGACTTTAATTTTGGTAGCGCAAGTTCTGGAACATTTACTATTTCATTTTGGGTAAATTCTAGTGTTACAGGAACTTATGGAGTTTCATTTAGAAATTCTGCATCCGATAGAGTTTATGTTTCAACATACACCATAAATGCTTCAAACACTTGGGAACAAAAAACCATTACTGTTGCTGGTGATACATCTGGTACTTGGTTAACAGACAATGGTCGTGGTTTAGGTATTGCATTTTGCGTAATGGGTGGCTCTGCTGTTCAAGGTACTGCGGGTTCATGGGGTTCTACAAACAACAGAACTACTAGCGCACAGGCCAACTTACTTGCAACTATAAACAACACCTTCTACATCACAGGCGTACAACTAGAAAAAGGCAGTACCGCAACATCGTTTGATTACAGACCTTATGGTACTGAGTTGCAGTTATGTCAGAGGTACTATGAAAAGAGTTACAACATAGATGTTGTTCCTGCAACATCAACAGCATTAGGCGTATTATCTTTATCACAATTTACCAATGAATTAGTTGGATTTAAATTTGTTACTACAAAAAGAAGTCAGCCTACTGTAACTTTATATGCAACTGGTGGAAACATAAATCAGTTAGATGGAAATACAAATACGGCAACAGCGCAATATATTGGAACAAGTGCTGTTGGATATATATCCAGAACTGCCGCATCAGGAAGTTATTATTTTGGGCATTTCACAGCATCTGCGGAGTTATAAATGTATAAATTGTTAAAAGATAAAGATGGAGTTGTTAGGTCTGTGTTTAAGGTTGAATTTGGTGTCATCCCATTTGACCCCGCTAACACCGACTACCAAGCCTATTTAGCGTGGGTTGCTGAAGGCAATCAACCAGAACCCGCAGAGGAACAATAATGGCGGCACTAATCCCATCAGCAAGCGCAACAGGGTCAGGAACAATGACCTTGGCTGGCCCTTCTACAAACTCTAATCAGACTATCACGATTCCAGACGCTACGGGAACAATGATG